TCACAGGTAGCAATAGCTAAGCGATTAGGTGTGCCACTTGAAGAATATGCGAAACAATTAATCGCGAAGGAGGCGTAAAAGCATATGGAAGATAAAAAAATAGACAAGACTTCTCGCGCGAGTGAAACTAGGGCTAAAGATGTTAGACCTCAAGTTTGGACTCCCCCATCATCACTAGACGCACCACCTGCGCCTGACGGATACCGTCAACGTTGGATAAGAGTCGAGAGTATGGGTTTTGACGATACTAAAAACGCAGCCGGAAAATTACGTTCTGGTTGGGAATTTGTTCGAGCAGACCAATACCCTGAAGAAAATTATCCAGTCCTCAAAGAGGGTAAATACGCAGGAGTAATAGGAGTTGGTGGCCTTGTGCTGGCAAGGATACCGGAAGAGCTCGCGAAGCAACGGGAGGACTACTATAATAGTAGAACAAAAGACCGTGAAGACGCTGTCAACAACGATCTCTTGAAGGAACAGCACCCAAGCATGCCTATCAACCAAGATAGGCAGAGTCGTGTAACTTTTGGTGGCTCAAAGAAAAACTAATCTCTTAGTTATTTCTTAGGCTACCAGCTATATACTTTAGGAGGTATAAAAATATGGCAAACTCAACAACAGCCTTTGGTTTAAGACCATTAGGCAAAGTTGGTGGAGCATATGCAGCTGGGAGTCAATCTGAGTATGAAATAGCAAGTGCGCAAGCATCTTCTATCTTTCAGGGTGACTTGGTAGCTCTATCAGGTGGATACATTGTACCCGTACAATCATCCGCAACTGGTAGTATCTTAGGTGTCTTTAACGGATGCTTAATTGAAAGCGACCCATCAACAGGCAAACCAACTTTCAGAAACAACTACACACAAACAACTGTGACTGAAGGTAAGATCAAGGCATTCATCATCGATGATCCTGATCAATTGTACTTAGTAAAATCAACAGGTACTGCTACAGGTATTACATCTGTCGGTACTGCATTTGACATTAACTATGCAGCAGGCGATAGCATAAACGGTATTTCCGGTGTGACATTGGATCTTGCTTCATCTACAGGTGGTCAAATGTTAATCGTGGGACTTGATAGTGATCCAACAAATGAAGTAGCAGCAGCTAGCGAAAACTTCATTGTGAAAATTGCTAAAGGTCAACAGCTAATATAGGAGATTTAAATTATGGCTATATCAAGATCACAACTAGCTAAAGAGCTAGAGCCGGGTTTAAATGCACTATTTGGCCTGGAGTACAAAAGGTACGAAAACGAACACGCTGAAATCTTTGATACAGAAACTTCTGATCGAGCATTCGAAGAAGAAGTAATGTTATCAGGTTTTGCTAACGCAGCAGTAAAAGCAGAAGGTGCCGGCATTGCATATGACCAAGCACAAGAAACTTTCACTTCACGTTATACACACGAGACAATCGCTCTTGCATTCTCTATCACAGAGGAAGCAATTGAAGATAACTTGTATGACAGATTAGCTTCTAGATACACAAAGGCTCTTGCCCGTTCTATGGCTAATACAAAGCAAGTGAAAGCTGCTAACGTATTAAACAATGCGTTCAACACTAATTACTTAGGCGGAGATGGAAAAGAACTTTGTTCAACTCTTCACCCAACAATTAGTGGTACTGTAAGCAACGAATTAGCAACATCTGCTGACCTTAACGAAACATCTTTAGAGCAGTCATTAATTGACATTGCTGCTTTCACAGATGAAAGAGGTCTAAAGATTGCTGCTCAAGGTATGAAATTAATCATTCCTTCAGCATTACAATTCACCGCTGACAGACTAATGAACTCTGCTAACAGAGTCGGAACTGCTGACAATGATATTAACGCAATCAGAAACATGGGGATGATTCCTCAAGGTTATGTAGTCAACCACTACTTAACTGATGATGATGCGTTCTTCATTAAGACAGACGTACCAAACGGTATGAAGCATTTCGAAAGATCACCTATCAAAACTGCAATGGAAGGTGACTTTGATACAGGTAACATGAGATACAAAGCTAGAGAGAGATACAGCTTCGGTTGGTCTGACTTTAGAGGTATCTTCGGATCACCTGGTGCATAATACGTACTAGAAAACTACTTTTAAAAGGGGCCTTCGGGCCCCTTTTTTTATGGGATATTCTCTTGACTTTATGGGAAAAAAGAGTATAAGATTAAGGCGGTTTAGTAATATATCGAAGGAGGTATATAATGACCGCTCTATCACAGTCCCTTATTGCTGAGAAAATCAAGCTAGAATCTCAGTGGAATTCTCAATATTTGTCTGCTGGTAAAGAAACTCTTGAAATGAAATCGATTGAAGAACGTATCAAAAGAGTTGTAGCAAAATTGAGATGGAGAGATTTAGATAAATATGAGAGTCCTTTATTTATTCCAATTAAATAGATTACTTGCGCTCATAGAAAAATTTCTATAATATTTTAGCCACTATACAATTAACTAGAATACTGACGCGTATAGTCGACGGCCTAGAGACAGTATTCAAAAACTAGGAGGTTAACAACTATGGCAAACTCAACTTTTTCAGGACCAGTCATATCTAAAAATGGTTTTATTACCACTGGCCCAGGAATTACAAAAGCACTTACTGCTAATACAACATTAACAGTAAATGATCATGCCGGAAGAATCTTATTACTTCAAGATGCTGACGGTATTTTTACACTACCAAGCATTAAGGATACTGCAAACTCAGCAGTAGCTGGTCCAACAGATTATAACAACTTAAGTAACATTGGTGCTAGCTGGTATTTCTATGTAGATATCACAGCTACTGATATTCAGATTGTTACTGATGGTACAGATAAATTTGTTGGTGCATGTGCAATCGGATTATCCGGAAGTACAGTTTCTACTTTCTTCCCTGGCGCATCCAATGACGTATTATCAATGAATGGTACTACAACCGGCGGTATTGTTGGTTCAGTTCTTCAAATAACAGCTTTACAAAGTGCACAATATTTAGTGCATAACTCACTGTTACTTGGTTCTGGATCACTAGCAACACCGTTTAGTGACACTTAATATTAATTAATTTATGTGGGTCTTCGGACCCACATAAAATTTAAGGAGCCTAATATGAGTTATAAATCAGACGTAAAACCAGTAGTTCTTACAGCGAATGGTGTAGGGTTTACAGGTAGAACACGTCTTCGTGGTTTTATGGTTCAGTCAACTGGTTCTTCTGGAACTGCTATTATAAATACTTTAGATGCAACTGGAGCAACAACTGCCGCATCAACAACTACAGGTGTTTATTTAAAAACAATTGTAGGTGCGGGTAGAACTGAAACATTAAACATACCTGAAGATGGTGTTTTATATGCAGATGGAATAGGTGTAACTTCTTTATCAAATGTAGAAATTACCTTATTTATTGATAAGTAAATGACAACATCTGGAACTACATCTTTCGATTTAGAAATCGATGATATAATTGAAGAGGCGTACGAGCGTTGCGCGATTAGAAGCTCCCGTTCGGGATATGATATCAAAAGCGCTCGTCGTTCTCTCAACATCCTATTTTCAGAATGGGGAAATAGAGGAGTTCATCTTTGGAAAGTAGCTTTACAAACAGATACTTTAGTTCAAGGACAAGCTAACTATACAACCCCTTCTGATTGTAGTGATGTATTAGAAGCTTATTATCGCAATAATTCAACACCTGCGGCACCTGTAGATCAAACACTCAGTAAGATTGACCGTTCTACTTATGCAGCAATTCCTAACAAATTATCACAAGGTGTTCCTTCTCAGTATTATGTTGATAGACAAAATAATCCTGTTGTTTATTTATATCAAACACCGGATTCTTTACATTCGGGTTCCAGTTATCAATTGCAATATTATTATATTAAAAAGATTCAAGATGCGGGTGCTTATACCAATACCGCTGATGTTTATTATACTTTTATACCTTGTATGGTATCTGGATTAGCTTACTATTTAAGTATGAAAGTTAATCAACAATTAACCTCTAATTTAAAAATGATTTATGATGATGAGATGACTAGAGCGTTGACTGAAAACGGTCAGCGAACCTCGGTCTTCTTATCACCCAGAACATATTTCCCAGGGACCTAAATGAGTAGTACATTTGCAAAAGGAAGATACGCTCAAGCGATTTCAGACCGAAGCGGTCAAGCATTTCCGTATCGAGAAATGCTCAAAGAATGGAATGGTTCTTTTGTTCATCGTTCTGAGTATGAAAAGAAACATCCTCAACTCGAGCGTAAAGCCCATGGAGCGGACCCTCAAGGATTACAAAATGCACGGCCCGCGAGAACCGAACCGGCTGTCGCAAGAATTTTAAATTTGAATCCGTTAACCGTGACCACCGGTTCATCGACCATTGTTGTCTTTGAAGAAGCACACGGACGTAGTTCCGGCGATATCGTTCGTTTTCGTGACGGTGAAGGAAACTTTGGAATTCAATCACAAAATATTAATCGAGATGTTGGTTATACCATTACAGTGACCAATGCAGATAATTATACATTTAATGTTGTCAGCGATACGGGCAACGCGGACGGAAGAACAGGAGGAGGCAGTATATCGGCAGGGCCGGTAGTCTTAACACCCTAATGAATTATGGACAATTAAAAACAGCAATTCGTAATTATACGGAAGTCGATAGTAACGTTTTATCGGATGCTATCTTAGATACTATCGTACAACAGGTTGAAAATAGAATTTATCGAGAAGCGCAAATTGATTCCTATCGTCAATATGCGACTTCAAATATGGTCGTGGGACAGCGTTATGTTTCCGTTCCGACAGGTTTGCGAAATATTCGCTATGTTCAAATCACCGATAGTTCCGGCAATCAAACCTTTTTAGAACAAAAAGATACCAGTTATATGGCTGAATATGACCCGACTCCTGGTTCTAGTTATGGCACCCCTAAGTATTATGCCAACTGGGATGAGGATACTTGGGTTATAGCGCCTACTCCCAGTGATACATATGCAATTACGATGGCATATTATGCTCAACCCGCTACGATTACGAGTAGCGATTCAGCATCAAATTTTGTATCCAATAATGCTTCTGACTTGTTACTGTACGGTAGTTTATCCGAGACATATAAAATGTTGAAAGGTCCGGGAGATATGGTACAAGTTTACGAACAAGCTTACCAATCGGCATTGCAGTCATTTGGTGTAGAACAAACAGGTCGAAGAAGAAGAGACGAGTATACGAGTGGAGTCATTCGTGTACCATTACAGACAAGCAACCCATAAACTATAAGGAGATAGATAAATGGCCAATATCGTACCAAATAGCTTTAAACAGGAGTTATTGTCTGGTACCCATGATTTTACACCAAGTACCGGCAATGCGTTTAAGCTAGCTTTATATAGCACCACATCAGGTTTTTCTGCTGCGGGAACAACTAATTATTCTGTTACTAACGAAGTTTCAGGAACAGGTTATTCTGCGGGTGGTACTACATTAACCAGCACAACCCTCACCCTCAGTGGTACTGTTGCAGTAGTCAATTTTAGTAATGTAACATTTACTTCAGCGACACTTACTGCATCCGCTGCTTTGATTTATAATTCAACAGTATCCGACAAGGCAATTGTTGTTTTAGATTTCGGCGGCGATCAAACATCCACCAACGGTGATTTTACTATAGAATTCCCAACAGCTGATTCATCCAACGCTATAGTTAGAATCGCTTAAAGAAAGTCTCTTTAAGTGACTGACTACTTAACAGGTTGGGGTCGAGGCGCGTGGAACCAAGGCGCTTGGGGTAGTCCTATTCCTGTTTATGCAACAGGAAGTCAGCTCGACCTACAAACAGGTAATGTTGTTGTTCGCGCGGATGCGAAAGTACAAGTTACTGGAAGTCAGTTAAATGTTCTCATTGGTGACGCAACCGTTGTTGCCAATGCTGT